GAACTAAAGTCAAACCAAGCGTACAAAGAGTTCACGATCAAGGCTGACTACGAAGTTGTAGATAGAATCTTCTTCAAGGCAGAGAAGATCATTAAGGCAGTTGAGGCTGGAGTAATGCCTCTATGTAATGTGAGTGATGAAGGTTGCAAGCAGTGCAACCAGATTGAGGAATGATGCTAAACCTAGGTGATGGATCAAAGCAGGCTGTTGAGAAGATGAAGGAACAGAACATCAACCTGTGGCCTGAGCAAGACAAACAGCCACCCATGCCCAAGGACATCTCTCTGCTAGAGAGTGATGAACTCAGCGCCTTGTTCACACGCCTGACAGCCTGGTCTAACTTTGTAGCGGGACAGTTAGCCGCATCACAGGTAGATGAGAAGGTGTTGGAAAAGCGCCGAGACATGCTTGAGGCAAAGTTGCTCATCATGAAGGACACCAGTAAGGTTAAGGGTGAACGGGTGACCATGATGAAGGCTCAGGTGATGGCTGATCCAGACTTTATGGACGTTGAGGAACGTTATATGAGTGCCTATGCGTACCGCAAGATGTTAGAGGTTGTGTACAACAACTTCGAACGTGATGTGGCGCTGGTATCCAGAGAGATCACTCGTCGAACTAATGACGTACGAACGGGACGAAAGGATAAGTTCAACACATGAAAAAACTACTTACACTATTTGTATCAATTCTGGTACTTGGTACCACGGCGGTACCAGTACAGGCAAATACACCACCAGCAATCGCAGTTATTGATACTGGTACTAACACATCCTTATTTAAGGACAGCATTGTTTATGAGGTCTGTTTAGTGTCATCGTTTAGATGTCCAAATGGAAAGATGACGATGGAAGGAACGGGAGCAGCCCATCTTCCAGAGACTAGAGATAGAAACTTTAGCCATGGAACACAGATGATCTCCTTGGCTCTTCGCTTTAATCCATCAGCAAAGATCATCCCTATCCGTATTGTAGGAATGACACCAACTGGATCACAGGGTTTTTACACTATTGATGATGTACAGAATGCACTCAACTGGATTGTTGCTAATCGAGTAAAGCACAACATCGCAGTTGTTAGCCTTGCACAAGGAGCAATTTTTGCAAACTGTAAGGTTCCAACAGGAATGGCTGAAAACATTGCAGCGCTTAAGGCAGTACATGTTCCAGTGATAACTGCAGTTGGTAATAACAGCAATCGTACAAATGTGTTTGCTCCTGCGTGTCTACCTGACACAGTTTCTGTTGGTGCAACAGATAACCCATGGCCAGGTTCACAGCCTATCGAGTATGATCCAAAGGCTGCCCCTTACATTGCTCGTTATAGCAATGGTGCACAAGGACAGACAGACTTCTTTGTTAATGGTCGTTGGAACGCCATGCAACTCAATGGAACATTGCGTTTTACTACTGGGACATCAGGAGCATCAGCAGCCTTTGCTGGTTGGTGGTTACTGAATAGAAAAGAAACCTTTGACGCAACATTTAACGCATTGATGGCTACAGCCGTTGATGCTAAGAACGAATTCCAGACAGGAAAATATGTCCGACTCCCATAAGCCGACTGTGCTTGAAGAAGCGCAGAGTTTAATCACTGGGGATCGTAATTACACTTACGATCATCCTCTTGATAACTTCAACCGAATAAAAAAAGGTTGGGAAGTTATTTTCGGTATTGACATTACTGAAGAACAAGTAGGACTAGCGATGGCTTGGGTAAAGATTGCACGAGAGACATACATGCACAAGAGAGATAACTTGACGGACGGGGCAGGTTATCTTGGGACCATTGAGATGGTCATAGATGAAAGAGCCCTCCGTGCCAACAAAACTGTTTGATGGCGGTTTAACAGATGAGCAAGCCCTCGTTGCGGTTGGTATTGACCAATCGTTAACGGGGTTTGCTTTGTCTGCAGTAAGTATTGCAGAACCAGAGAAACACATCACATGGGTATACAAGTCTCCGTATTTTGGTATTGAACGGCTTGTAGATATTCGCCAGTGGTTGATAGACACCCTTGACTATGTGTCCGAGAATCACGGCATCACAGACATCGCTATGGAAGGATCAGTCCTTGCTAGTCACTCAGCCCTAGTCCTTGGTGAGTTGGCTGCGGTAGTTAAGATGGCACTCTACGATTATTTTGGCGAAGATGAGATGGGTCGTTACCCATTGAAAGTTCCGCCAATGACATTGAAGAAGTACGCCTCAGGTAAAGGAAACGCCAAAAAGCAAGAGATGTTGATGCAAATCTACAAGAGGTGGGGCATAGAGTTCAATGATGACAACGCCGCAGATGCCTACGCTCTAGGAAGGCTTGCTGGAAAAACTGCGATTGATGAAATCGAGAAGGCAGTAGCCAAACAAATTGAAGACCCTAAATACCGAGACCAAGCAAGACTTTAGCCTTACCCTTTGGTTAGGAGCGGCACACTAATTCGAACCAAAGGACTAATAACTGTGACAGAATCAATTTCACCTATTTCTGCTGACGAACCGTTCCTACGTGTCAGCGCCTCTTCAAACCCTCAGAGTGTTGCCTCAGCAATCGCTCACGCAATCTACGACAAGAAGGAAGTAAAACTTCGTGCTGTAGGTGCAGGAGCGGTAAATCAGGCAGTCAAAGCAATCGCAATCGCCAGAGGCTATGTAGCCCCACGAGGTATGGATCTATCCTGTATTCCAGGATTTACCACTATTGAATCTCGTGACGGTGAGATCAGCGCCATTGTGTTTGCTATTACAGCCAACTAAAACAGACGTATCCTTGGAACAAGACTAAGGAGTCACAATGGCCAATTGGACAGATATGGGTCACGCAATGCGTCGTCGCATGGGTGCACCTTCAAATCATCATGAATCGGTAGGTAAGAGAATGAAGAACCAAACACCAGAGCAGATCGTGGCAACAGGCGCACGAGCATACATGGGTAGTGCAGTAAGTGCATTTAGCGCACCAGGTGCTGATTCTTATGCTGGAAAGTTAATGCCTAAGAAGAACACACAGGCTGGCGATCCAACAATCATGAACAAGGCAAATCGTCAGAATCTTGAGTACAAGGGTGCACAACACCGCATCACTGCAAAGATGCCTGCTCCAATCAATAGCGAAGCAGGAGCAACGATGGCTAACGCACGAATTGTTCCTTCAGTTATGGGACGTCAAGCACCTAACTTTAACAGCGGCGTAGATAGCACCTACTAAAAATGAGCGACTCATTATCATCGAGTCAGTTCCAACCAGTACAACCAGATATCACACCTCCGCTGTCATTAAGTTCAGCAACAACTGGAAGTGCAGCACAGGCAACTGCGTGGCGTAATCAATCTCTTGGTAAAGGTGGACCTTTAGCGTACTCATCTAAGACTAGAGGAACAACCTTTAATTGGGATGATGCTGCACCAGGCGCTGCTCTTCCCCAATCAGATAAGGGTGCAGGTAGAAACCAGTGAGTGATAACCGTCCTGTCTTAAGTGATGCTCAGTTTGCAAACCTTCTAGGTGGATCACGTGAAATTGCAACAGGTAAACAGGGTAAGGGTTCTGGATACTATGTATCACGTGACCCTCGCATGCCTGTTGAAATGGGTGGAAGCAAAGAGACAGTTGGCGGTTTAGCAGATGTTGGTAAAGTTCGTGAACATTTAGAAGCAATCAAAGGCAAGGCTGAAAAAGTTATGCCTACTGGTTGGATGCAGGCTCGTTCAGCCACTCCAACTGAAAGTGCAAATGTGCACCAAGGAATTTGGCAAGATGAAGAAAGTAAAAAGACATACCTAGATGTATCTGATCGTGTTGGTGGACGAGCCTCACGCAAATCATTAGCAGAAGGTTTGTCTCGTGGTATTGAGCAGAAGCAACTTGCAATTTATGCAGCAGGATCTGGAAGAGTACTTCCTACTAATACTGAAGATAAATTTGGCACAAAGACGCCAAACCCAGCAGCAGAGATGACTCTTAATTACTTAAATAAGCAGAATGCTGAAAGCGCTGCTCGTCGTAAGATGAGTAGAGGCGCAAAGATGAAGGAAAAGAAAGAAGCATTAGCAGCATTTGATACCGCATTTCCTAGGAAGAAGTAACTATGGCTGGCGGATACAATAACTTTTCACCATCGCAGAACTGGCAATCGCTAGGTGCTGGTGGTCTTAACGGATACAACAATCAAGGTGGTGCAGGCACTCCTGTAGCCCGTGACACTATGGATTCACTCCGTATTGGTGTCGGAAGAGTTCCATCTGCGGAATACCCAGATGGCTACCTCGGTACTATCCGCTCACGTCGTGATGACCGTTTGTTGGATAGCATCAAGAACCGTGTTAACCAGAAGGCATACCAGCGTGGTGTACACAAGGGTGAGCGTATTGAGCCATCTATGTACTACTGGCCTGAAGAGTTTAATCCTGACATGGGTATTGCCCGTCAGATGAAAGCAACACTTGTTAATCGAGATGGCGCTGTGTCATACATGATTCCTCGTAGCGCACCACAAACTCATCTTACTCCTGCTCCTCACCTCGTTAACGATGGTAAGGCAAATACACAGGCTAACCAGCCAGGAGAAATCAATGCACGTCGTCAGGCGATGCTCGCCTATTTGAGACCAACGTGGAACTAACATGGCTAAATTTGGTGTGGACCCACACGGTCGCTGGGATAAGAACCTAGCAGAGTCTCAATTTAAGGGACACGTTGAAAACATAATTAATAAG